AAATGATGTTTTTTGTGCTGATGTAAATAAAAATAATGAATGCAAAGATTTTACACCTAGTTTGTGGTGTTTGTTCCGTCCTTTTTTAGATTTGTTAGATAAATTATTTTAAATAAAGTGTAAAATAAAAAAAGTGTTGTTGTAAAAAAAGATTTGTAACGTATAAGTTAGATAAATGAGGGGTAAGAAAATGAAAATAACAAAAAGTGATCTGCGTGATGGTATATATTATGATGGTACTTTAATTTGCAATGAAAATTTAAAAATTGATTGTGATATAATTATAACAGGTTATTTGGATTGTCGAGGCGATTTGGTTTGTGGGGGCAATTTGGTTTGTGGAGGCGATTTGGTTTGTCGAGGCGATTTGGTTTGTGGGGGCAATTTGGTTTGTCGGGGCAATTTGGATTGTGGGGGCTATTTAATTTGTCAAGGCAATTTGGATTGTCGAGGCAATTTGGTTTGTGGAGGCTATTTGAATTGTCGAGGCTATTTAATTTGTCAAGGCTATTTGAATTGTGGAGGCTTGCTAACAATAAAATCAAAGTTAGTTGTAAAATACCTGCAACTAGGTAAAATAGGGTCACGCAATAGCGACAGCATATTTTACATAACGGAAGATGAAGTATTTTGTAAAGTCGGCTGTTTTGAAGGTAGTATGGGTGAATTGGAAAAAGCAATTGCGGATAAGCACAATGTTGATAGTATTTATTTTAAGGAATATATGGAAACAATAAAATATGTTAAGGCGTTGTCTTTGTTATATGTGTAAATAAAGTGTAAAATATTAAAAATATATTTGACATGATATATAAAAAATGATATTATAAAGTATAAGTTAAACAAATAAATGAGGAGATTAGAGATGAGTGATATAACAATAAATATTTTAGATCCAAACTTTGAGAGAGCAATTAGAAGGGAAATAGATAAACCGATTGGCCTTCTTTATAAAAGTGATTTGGAGAAAGTGAGAAAATTGTATCTTACTTTTCATGGTGTTAAAAGTGTACAAGGAATAGAGTATTGTACTAATTTAGAAATATTTTATGGGATGAAAAACGAGTTAACATGTCTAGATTTATCAAAGAATACAAAATTAAAAGAATTATATTGTAATGTCAATGAGCTGACAAGTTTAGACTTATCAAGCAGTATTGATTTAGAAATTTTACATTGTCAGTATAATAAATTGACAAGCATAGACTTGTCAAATAATGTGCAATTGCGATCAGTGAATTGTTCAAATAATGTAAAGATAGTAGGTCGTGTTTAAATATAAGTTAAATAAATATAAAAAATAAGAGGTTATAAAATGGTAGTTATAACAGATATATGTATGAATCATGTTATTTCTCATAGAAAAAAAATGGTTAAAGAATATAATAAGAAACATAAGATAGCATATAAACCTTATGTTATTTATAAAAATACACTATGGCTATTTGATCTCTCTTATAAAAATACAAAAGTTAGATATATACCATTTAAATGCTTTGGTAATAGCCTTATTGTTCAAGGCGATCCAACAATTCTAAAAAAAATGGGCAGAATAACAAATAAAAATAGTTGTATTTAAGGATTCTTTTTTTAAATCTTTAAATACTCCTTATTTTAACTTAGGAAGGACTGTTTAGCTTATGCTTTCAGTCCTTTTATTTAAAAAGGATATTATATGAGTATAGATATAGAAAAAAAAGAAAAATTATTTAATATAATTAGAGAATACTTAAAAAAAAGATCTGAAAATGATCCAAAGTTTCCAAGATTTGAATATCTAAAAAGTGAATTGATTGTAAGTGATAATAATGAGTTGAAGCTTCTTCTAAGATCATTAGAGGATGATGGTAGACTGATAAGAAAAGTATCTAAATATGATATTATTGAAAAAAAAGAGCCTGAAAAAATTGAGATAGTAAAGCAAAAAAAACAAATAGATATAAGTAGTCTGATATTTAAAGTATTTGTTTTAAGCCTGACATTATTGTCGGTATATGTATCACTCTATTTTTCATTTAATTTTTTTAAAATAAATAATGCTGTTTTTATGGCAGTCTTTTTTGCTATTATTGTTGTCGGCTTCTTTCTTGTGTTTTTTGAGCTGATGATATATGTAGCTTTATCTAAGTTAAAGTTTTACTTAAAGGTACTTATTATTATACCATGTCTGTTTTTTTATTTGCTGTTATCATTGTTTTCAATGATTACAACAATTGCAGCACAATACAGATCAGTGAAAGAGAATACTTATTATATCGATGCATTTGCAGAAAATAAAAGTATAATAAAAAAGGATTTAAATGATCTTGAACTTGAATTGAAAGCTTTAAGGGTTGAAAGAGACATTCTACAAAGTTTTCTTTATAAATTAAATAGCCATGATTATGAGTATATTAAAATAAATAATAGGCTTTTAAATAAGGACGCTGTTATAGAATTAAAAATTAAAGCGATAGCAGATAAACGATCAAAGCTAATAGATTATAATTCTAAATATGTGCATAATGACTTTTTTTATATGTGGTTATCAAAAATAGTAGGTGTAAGTATTAGTACTTTACAATTTATTTTGTTTTCGTTTGTTTCTGTTATCGTGGATCTTTTAGCTTCTACGGGGTTGGCGGTTGTACTATTTTTTAAAAAATAAGGGTTGTACGAAATTATGGAAATAAACATTAAAAAAATAGATCTTAGTGAAGAGAAAAATATTTTAACAGGTTGTATTTTAGATGACATTTTTTGTAGAGACATTAAAAGTATCGTCAAATTAGAATGGATTAAAAGCCCTTATATTAAGTTGGTATTAAAATGGTCATTTGACTTTTTCGAAGCTTATCAAAAAAGTCCTAAAAATGAAATACTTGATATTTTCTCAGTTAAAAAAAACAATTTGAAAGATTTAGAAATCGACTATATTACTGATTTTTTAGGTTATATTTCAGATGTTTATTTTGTAGATTTGACAGCTTTTAATGTGCAATATTATTTTCAAAAAGCCGAATTGTATTTGAAAAAACGATCACTAGATTGTTTAGCTGAAAATATAAGGGGGTTTTTGCTTGAAGATGATATAAGAGAAGCTGAAAGTATAGTAACAAAATATAACATAGTTGAAAAAGAGCTAGGCACAGGTATAAATGTATTGAATGATCGTCAAGCTATGATTGATATTTATTTGGACAATAAAGACGCTGTTTTATACCTTCCGGGAGTGTTTGGAAGAGCTGTCCGGGAAATGTATCGGGGGGATGTGGTTTGTGTTGGTGCTCCGATGAAAACTGGGAAAACATGGATGCTTTTATATTTTGCTTCTATGGCATTAAGATTAGGTTTGACAGTAGCTTTTTGGACTTTGGAAATGAAAAGCTCGATTATGATTAAGCGTTTTTGGCAGTATATGTGTGCTATGCCAAAAAGTAAATTGAATGAAGTTTATTATACAAAATTGAATTCTGATAATGAATTTGAGATTGTTATAAAAAATATAAACGATTCTATCAGCTTGTCAAGTGTTTTGAAAAAGCAAGAAATATTAAAAAAGCGTACCCGGGGGGGTATGTTAAAAATATTCGATCAATCAAGTGGTGGTGGAACTATTGACGCTATGAAATATACACTTGATAATGAGGAAAGGAGTCATAATTTTGTACCCGACATAATTATCACTGATTATTTGGATATTGTTGAATTTGGAAAGAATGCGCCACGTGACTATCGACAAGCTTTGAATCATACATGGCTACAATTTAAAAAATTGGCACAACAAAGGAATTGTTTAGGTATTACTGCAAGCCAGTTAGGTAAAAAAACTATGAAAGGAAAAGGAGGGGTAGAAGACGCTGCCGAGGATATTAGAAAATGGGCGCATGTCAGCCAATGGATCAATATTCTACAAACAAAAGATGAGAAGCGTTGCGGGTTAATGCGTGCATCGGTTCAAGGACGGCACGATGAATTTGATAGTGATGATGAGATTTTACTTTTTCAATGTTTGGCATTGGGCAGTCCTGTTATAAGTAGTGAAAAAAAGTATATTGTTAAGAATTATGATGAAAAAGTTAAGGAATTATCAAAAAAATTTTACAAAATAAAGGAGCGACAAAAAAATGAAATTGAAAACTGACGATATTAAAAAAGCCTTAAAGGTTTTAAAAACCAATGTTACTAATCCTACTAATCTATTAGAAGCTTCTGCTTACATATATATTGTTGATTCAAATATATATGTTTACAATGGCAGAGTTGCGATGATGTACACGCTGCCAAATAAGCAGTTATTCAGTGAAAAAGAGAGTATTATTGCATTGCCATTAGTTGAGTTTTCAAAATTATTATCAAAAATAAAAACAAAAGAAATTGATATTGAAGTCAAAGATGATTTGATAATAGTTATTGCTAATCGGATTAAAGCAGAGTTTATTTTTAACAGGCGGATATTGACACAAGTAGATCTATTATTTGATGGCTATGATCCCGATTTGATTCTTGAATTACCCGAGGATTTTAGAGCTGGATTACATTTTTGTAGTTTTTCGTGCGGGAAAAATGATCGAACATCAAAGATACTGATTGACTCTGATTGTATAGTTTCAACTGATACTGTCAGGTTATCTTATTATAAATTGGTAGAGGCTTTAAAAGATCGGTTTTTGATTCCTCTTGACTGTGTGCAAGAGATCTTAAAGCATCCAATCACAGAGTATTATATAAGAAGTAATCGGATATTTTTTACAACTGATGATCATGATTTGTTTATTTCTTTTCCTGTTTTTAATGAAGCTTTCTATGACTATAAGAAGCTTATCCAGCAACCTTTTACAGATAAAACAGGCATACCTCTTGATAGTAGTTTGATCCATGATGTTGATCTGGTATCAGTTTTATCCGAAGATGATTTTAAACGTGACAATGTTATTATTATGTCGATTGATGATGGTTATATAAGTTTTTTTGGTGAGGGTAAAGTTGGAAGAATCGGATCAACAATATTTGAAAAATCTTTTAAGGGCATTTCATTAACCATTGAAATCAATCCACAATTTTTACAGGATGTTTTGAAAACAAGTCCTATTATGAAGATAAAAGACGATTTGGCACAGTTTGAAAAAAACAATTTTATACATATTTTCCCAGTTACACCGATCAAAGAGAAATTGGAAACATCAAAAAGACTTTTTTTAAAAGCAGATGAAAAAGTAGATGGATTGAATGATGATGCCTCTGAAAAGTACCATGATGGGATCCAAAATTCAGATATGGAATTATAAGGGAAAACTTATGAGATCTCTTTTTAAAGAAAATTTAAAAAATTCAGATTGTTCTTTTTGTCCACTGTATAAATGTAAAAGCCAAGAAGCTAATATTTTTCATTTTGATAAAACTAAAAAAGCAGGTATTCTTATAGTGGGTGAAGAGGTGTCTAAGACAGAGTTTGAGGATCAATTATTATTAACAAACTCATATAATTCCTTTTGGGTTGAGTGGTTAGAAGAGAAAAAATTATTTGGTAGAGGCACATTTGATTATGTGCCTTTTATAAACTGTTTTTTTGATAAGTATTCTTTTAGTGTCGAGAATAAAAAGAAAATTAAAGATTATTGCTCTGCTTTTTTGTATGAATTTATTCAGAAATCAGATTATAGGATCATTATCATTATGGGGGAATCTGCGTTTAAGTCTTTATATGCTTCACGTTTATCGTCTCGAATTGGTGTTACAGATTATAATGACAAATGGATCGGTTATATTATTCCTGATTTGGATTTAAAAAAAGAAGTTTTTTTGCTGCAAGCTCCCAGCACACTAGATTTTAATGTGTCGGGCAAAGAAAAAAATAGGTCTAAATTTATTTTTTTAGAAAACCTTGAAAAAGCCTTTAAAGCAGATGGTGAAGTTTTATTGATAGAGGCGTTAAGTTTAAACTCAAAAATGAATAGCGTTGAAACATCCACTAATCTAGATGTTGTTAATATTTTTTTAGATCATATTATTGAAAAAGCTAATCTAATAGCATTTGATTATGAGACAAATGGTAAAAAACCTTATGATAATGAAGGCGTGATTGTGTGTATGTCTATTTCTTATGCTGCACGAACATTAGCTTTTCCAATTTTTGAAGATGCTGGTTTTTTGGAAAGGATAAAAAAAATATTGACAAATGAGAAGATAAAAAAAATATCCCATAATATGAAATTTGAACAAAACTGGACACGCTTTTGTCTTGGTTATTCTGTTGAGGGTTGGTTGTTTGACACGATTATTTCAGCACATATTTTAGACAATCGAAAAGGTGTTACAGGGTTAAAGTTTTGTACCTTTAATAATTTTGGGATAACCGACTATGATAGTGATACGGCACAGTATATCGAGACGTCTGGCAAAGATCCTTATGAAAAAAATAAACTTGCTTTTGTTTTTTGGAGGCGTGCAGGTATTAGGGATCAGATTTTACAATACTGTGCAATGGATTCTTTTTATACATATCATTTAGCTTTAAAGCATATAGATAATTTAGCCAAGAAGCCAAATTTAAGAAAAGCTTATGATTATTTTCATAGGTTGCAATTGGCTTTGGCTGATGTCGAGTTTAATGGGTTTCCGTGTTCTGTTGAGCGCCTCCTTGAAGAAGAATTGAAAATAGATAAAGAACTTCTTGAAATAGATGAGAAAATCAAATTATCAGCCGAATTAAAAGAATGGCAAAAAGCATATCCAAGAAAAGCATTTAATTCTGATTCTCCTGATCAGCTAGGGGATCTTTTATATAATATTTTAAATGTTCCTATGAAAAATAAAACAAAAGGCGGAAAAGGATCTACTGATGTGGATGCTTTGGAGGGTATTGACCTTCCTTTTATTAAATTGCTTTTACGGCATAGAAAATTATCAAAAATAAAAGGTACTTATATAGCTGGCTTTAAAAGAGAGTGTAAGAGTGGTTATATACACCCATCATTAAATTTGAATTTGGTTTCAACATATCGATCAAGTTGTACATCGCCGAATTTACAGAATATTCCAGTAAGAGATCTTATTGCAAAAGAAATATTAAGATCCTGTATTGTGCCTAAAAATGATTTTTTGATAGGTGCTGATTATTCCCAAATTGAAGTAATAGCTTCTGCCTGTTATCACAAAGATCCGAACATGATTGCTTATATTCTGGATCCATCAACAAATATGCACACAGATACGGCTGCCGATTTATTTTTTCGTGAATCAAAAGATGTCTTAAAAACAGAGCGTCAAGCTGCTAAAAATGGATTTGTTTTTGCACAGTTCTATGGTGATTGGTGGTTAAAATGTGCTGAGAATGTTTGGGATCAACTTGATGATGAGACAAAGGCGCATTTAAAAAGTAAGGGTGTTCATGGGTTAGGTTTTGTTAAAAGAGATCATGAAGGGAAAATAACAGAAGTAACAGGATTTTATAAAGTTGTTCAAGAGGTAGAAAATATCTTCTGGAATGAACGGTTCCCAATTTACAAAGAGTGGAAAAAAACAAACTGGAAAAAATATATTAAAAGAGGTGTTATCGATTATTACACAGGTTTTGAGGCCGCTTCAAATTTGGAAAAAAATCAAGCAAACAACACGGCCTTTCAAGGATCTGCTTTTCATATCATGGGTTTGGCTTTATGCGAAATAAATGATTATTTGAAAGCTAATAACATGAAAACAAAAGTGATTTTGGAAATACATGATGATATTCTGATGGATGTAGATAAAGAAGAATGGGAAGGTGGATTAAAAAAAGTAGTTGAGGAGAAAATGATAAAATATGTGCGTGAATACTGGAAATGGATAATTCTACCTTTAAAGGTTGAATTTACTTATTACGTAAAAAATTGGGCAACGGCTGAAAAAAAAGAGGTGGTTACATTATGACATATAATGATTTTTTATATCAGAAAAACAAAAAGGAACAATCTAAACAAATAGTTATTGATCGTGAAGATCTTCATCCTTCCCTTTTTGAATATGAAAAGGATCTTGTTTTATGGGCTCTGAATAAAGGAAGGGCGGCGTTATTTACGATGACAGGGACAGGGAAAACACTGATGCAATTGGCTTATGCTGAAAAGGTTTATACTGAAAAGAAAGTAAATGTTTTGATCCTCGCTCCTCTTGGAGTTGTTCAACAAACAATAAGAGAAGCAAAAGAGAAGCTTGATCTTACTGTTTTAGATTTGAAAAAAAATGATTTTAAGAATTTTTCCGGCATTAACATAACAAATTATGAAAACTTACATAATATCAATAGTTATGATTATGGTTGTATAATCTTGGATGAAAGCTCAATAATAAAAAATTATTCTGGGAAAATAAGAAATACTGTAATTGATCTTTTTCATAAGACGCAATATAGATTATGTTGCACTGCTACACCAGCGCCTAATGATTATATGGAAATCGGGAATACAGCGGAGTTTTTAGGGATTATGAAACGTAAAGAAATGCTTTCAATGTTCTTTGTACATGATAGCAGCGACACTCAAAAATGGAGGTTAAAAAAGCACGCTGAGGGCAAATTCTGGGATTGGTTATCTTCATGGGCGGTGGTGTTAGTCAATCCGTCGGATCTGGGGTATTCGGATGCCCGATTCACATTACCGGAATTAGTAATAAGGGAAGTTGTAATACCAAGTGATCATAAGTTCAAAAAAACACTCTTTGCAACACAAGCAGAAACATTAGATGAAAGGCGAGAAGCCCGAAAACTAACAATAAATGAAAAAGTTAAATTGATCGCTGAGAATATAAACAATTCTAATGAAATTCATATTGTTTGGTGCGATCTTAATATAGAATCGGATAAGTTGAAAAGGGCTATAAAAGATAGTGTTGAAGTTAAAGGATCGGACTCATCGGAACATAAAGAAAAATCCTTGTTGGAATTCACACAAGGAAAAATCAAATGCCTAATCTCAAAACCTTCTATCTGTGGATTTGGTTTAAATTTTCAGGTTTGTCATAATGTTCATTTCATAGGGTTGTCGGATAGTTTTGAGGATTATTTTCAAGCTGTTAGACGTTGTTGGCGATTTGGACAGAAAGAAAAAGTTATAGTTAATATCTATACTTCTATTTTAGAAGGATCTGTGTATGAAAATATAAAGCGAAAAGAATTTGATTTTTTAAGAATGGTGGATGAAATGCGTTTGTTGACAATTGAAAACGTTAAAAATGATATAAATAAAATAAAAAAAGTAGAATCTGATTATAATCCGGGCGTTGATATGTTTGTTTGTTCAAATTTAGGAGGTTTAAGAAAAAACATGAAAGTAATCGATCAAAAAATAACGGATGATTATAGTGCTTATTGCGGTGATAATGTCGAGGTTTTGCAAGGTTTAAAGGACGGTGCGGTAGATTATGCCATTTTTAGTCCTCCCTTCGCTGATCTTTATTGTTATTCTGATTCGGATCGTGACATGGGAAATTCAAAAAATTATGATGAGTTTTGGAAACATTTTACATTTTTGGTTGCTGAGTTAAAAAGAGTAGTGAAAAAAGGGCGGTTGGTATCGATACACTGTATGAACATACCAGCATTAAAAGAGCGTGATGGTTATATTGGGATAAAAGATTTCAAATCAGATATAATAAAAGCTTTTCAAGATGTGGGGTTTATTTATCATAGTGATCTTGTTATATGGAAAGATCCTTTATTGGAAGCAGTAAGGACAAAGTCATTAGGATTATTACATAAGCAGCTTTGTAAAGATTCGTCATTATCTCGACAGGGTTTACCAGATTATATTATAACGATGCGAAATGGGGGAGAAAATTCTATTTTTATTGCTAAACCAGAAGGGTTTAAAAATAGTGTATATGCTGGATCAGATGTTATAGAAGATATAGAAGGTGTCGAAAGAAGTCATTTAATTTGGCGTAAATACGCAAGTCCTGTTTGGATGGATATTCGACAAACAAACGTGCTGAATAAAAATGATGCAAGGGGTGAAAAAGATGAGAAGCATATTTGTCCGTTGCAATTAGATGTGATTGATCGTTGTGTAGAGTTGTGGTCTAATCCGGGCGAGGTTGTGCTTGATCCTTTTGGAGGTATCGGATCAAGTGGTGCTAGATGTATAGAATTAGATAGAAAAGCGATTATAATAGAGTTGAAAAAAGTTTATTATGCTCAGAGTATTTTTAACTTAGATCGTGCTGTGAAAGATAAAAAATTAAATATTTTTGGAGGTGAAAAATGAGTTTACATTTAAAATATCGTCCAAAATCATTTATTGATTTTGTAGGCAATGAAGAATTGAAAGCAAGTCTTATAAAAAAAGTAGAGGATCATAATCGTCCACACACATATTTATTTTTTGGCGATTCGGGTTGTGGTAAAACCACAGCAGCAAGAATTCTTGCTGGTATGCTGACAGGGGAAATTATTGAGATAAATGCCAGTGATGATAATGGGATAGATACTGGTAGAGCTATAAATGAGAATTTAAAGTTCAAGAGGCTTGATGGTGGAAATGTTATTTTTATTATTGATGAGTGTCATAGATTGTCAAAAGCTGCTATGGATTGTTTGTTGAAGCCGTTAGAAGAGCCACCTGAATGGGTTTATTTTTTTCTTTGTACAACTGAACCGGACAAGCTCTTGAAAACAATATTGTCAAGATGTGCTAAATACGGAGTGGTAAAACCATCGGAAAAGGAAATGTTTTCTTTTTTGAAAAATATTGTTGAAAAAGAAAATAAAACAATCGATGGCGGTGTTCTACGATTTTTATTATCGGTTGTTGGGACAGCTCCAAGGGACTGCCTGACAGCATTAGAAAAAATAATTGATATAGAAGATGTTGAAAAACAGAAAAATATGATCGATAAATTGGTAGGTGAAAAAACAAAAGTCTTAGATCTTTGCAGACTATTATTAAGTAGCGCTGAATGGTCAAAATATGCTGAGATATTAAAAGGTTTAGACAGTGATCCTGAGTCTATCCGTTTAGCTGTTTTGGGGTACATGGCTTCTGTCTTGTTGAATTCTGATAGTCCCAAAGCGGCTTTTGTAATTGATGTTTTTTCAAATAACTTTTTTAGTTCTGGAAAAGCGGGATTGATAAAAGCCTGCTATGATGTTTTTGTAGGCTAAGAGGTGTGTTTATGGATAATACAAAATGTAAAGAAGATGGTTGTCGATCTTTTATAGTACTAACAAATTATTGCTTATATTACAGCTTATCAGTCAATGATTTGAAAAGTTGTGCATATAGAGAAAATTCAAAACAAGGAGAGTGTAAAAAATGAACTATGAGCAACGTGATATTAGTATCAACAAATTTAGGTTGGATGAAGAATTTATAAAGCAACCTGATATGATGCTATTTTTTTCTGATGAATTAGCAGAGATCAACAAAGCGGCCAATGATTCTTGTACAAGGGTTAATGAGGTTAAAGATGAATTGGAAAAGGTTAAAGCTGAAATTAGTTTGAAGATTCGACAAGGTGAAGGTATCCCGGAAGGTATAAAAATAACCGAAGAGGCCATTAAGGGGCTTCTTTTAACTAATGATTTAGTTAAGGAAGTGCATAAAAAACTTTATGATTGTAAGTACAAAGAAAATGAACTAATTGAGAAAAGAGATCGCATAGCCTCAATTGTTGACGCTTTAAGGCATCGAAAGAGTTCATTAGAAAACTTGACCCAACTATACCAAATGGGGTATTTTTCTATGCCAAAATCGGCTGAAATTGTGAGGGGTGTTGATTTAAGACAAAAACAAGGTTTAAATAAAAATAAAAGAGAGGTTGAATAAATGGATAAAAATAGAGAAGAGAAAAGAAGACGATTAAGAGAAAAAATGCAGAATGATGTAAAAGATCGAGATGTGAAGAGCGGCTCTTCTGGGAAGCGTTTGTATGATTTAAAAAATTATAAGGATGTTAAATTTTTTACAGTAAAGAAGCAAGAAGGAAGAGCAAAGGCTTTGGTGAAGTTGGATATAATGCCGTACATCGTATCATCAAAAAATCATCCTGATTACGCTAAATTAAAAAAAAGTGGTATCGATGAGGATTATTTGATCGAATTATGGACGCATACGTTTATCGGTGTAAAAAAAGATAGTTTTCTTTGTCTGGATAAAATGTATGGCAAACCTTGCCCTATTTGCGAAGAGATGAAGCGTTTATATGAGAATGGGGATAAAAAGAAAGCCGAATCATTAAGACCGAAGCATAGGGTTTTGTACAATGTGATTGATGTGCTCTCAGATTCAAAAGATATTATGCTTTTTGAAACGCCTTATGCTTTCTTTCAAAAGATAATGCTTGACGAGTTGCATGATTACGCTGCCGAAAATGCGGAGGGTTTTCCGATATTAGCCGATATTGAAGAGGGTTATACTGTTAGCTGTAAGGGCACAGAATGCACGTATGAAGGTAAAAAGTATTTTGAATATGATTCATTCACGTTTCAAAAAAGAAAGGCTTATCCTGAAAGCATTTTGAAAAGAACAATACCACTCGATGCTATTCTTAATGTTCCAACTTATGAAGAAGTCGCTGCAAGTTTTTTTGGTAATGATTCAGAAGATGATGAGGAAGAAGAAGAAAAGCAAGCAAAAGAACCAGAAAAAAAGGACGATAAACACATTGCTAAAAAAGCAGATGATCAAGAAGACCAAAAGAAAAAGCATGATCGTGAAGATGTAGTAAAAACTTCTAATACTTCTGATATTGTTTGTGAATACGGCTATGTTTTTGGCACTGATTATGATGATCATTATGAATGCGCTGATTGTAATAATTGGCGTGAATGTAAACAGAAAAAAAACGATATGGATGACATTCCGTTTTAGTTTTTTGGCTTGTTAGTGGTGGGGGTTTTAATGCCTCCACTTATTTTTTATGTATTAGGGGTTTGTATGGAAAAAATAAATTATATATCTTCCGGGAATACATTATTGGATATACAGCTAGGTGGTGATACTAATATTATGGGTTATCGTTTGGGGCGTATATATAATATTGTAGGGGATTCGTCAACGTGTAAAACTTTTATGTGTTGCGAGATGCTTGCATATAATATTCATAAGTATAAAGAAAAACTTAAATGGGTGTATGATGATTGTGAGAGCGGTTTTACATTTGATTCAAAAAAGCTTTATGGTGTTAATCTTTCACAAAATAAGGAAAAATCTCAAACAGTTGAAAAGGCTTTGTATAATATTACAAAATTCCAAGAAGGATTAAAAAAAGATGAAATTGGTATTTATATTGTTGATTCTCTGGATGGCTTGACGGCTAAGGCAACAGAAGAAAGAATTGATGATCGTATTAAAGCAGAGGATAAGGGGGAGGAGTTTAAGGATGGTACTTATGCAATGGACAAGCAAAAGTTTTTAAGCGGTGAATTTTTTCCTCGCATATCTGAAATTCTTGAAGAAAATGGTAATGTTCTACTAATTATTATTAGTCAGGTTCGAGAGAAGATCGGTGTTTTTTTTGGTGAAAAGCTTGCTCGATCAGGTGGCAGAGCTTTAAATTTTTATAGTCATACGGTAAACTGGTTGGCGGTTACTGAAACACTTGAAAAAAATGGATTAGCGGCTGGTGTGGTAATAAAAATAAAATCAAAAAAATCAAAGACACCTCGACCTTACAGAGAAGTATTTATAACTTTTCTGTATGATTATGGTATGGATGATACCGCTTCATGTGTTGATTTTCTTTTTGATATGAGAACTGAAAAAGGCAGTTTGAAAGAAAAGTTTTTGAAAAAGCAGAAGGAGAAAAAGGACGATGAAAAAAAAGAGAATCTCTTAACTTTCAAAGATATTGCAGCACAGACAAGGGATCTACTGATTAGACAAATAGAAGAGAAAAATTATCAATCTGATTTACGCTTTGAAACCACTGAAAAATGGGAAGAGAGGGAAAGAAGTATTCTATCAAATCGGTTACCTAAATTCGGAGATTTAGGAGACTTGCAAAAGATTAAAAAAGGAGTGTCTAAATGAGAGATTTTTACATCGGTATTGATAACGGTGTGACTGGTACTATTGCGATTGTGGACGGTAAGGGCTGTGGTGAAATGTTTAAAACCCCTGTTATTAAACAACAAGACTATACAAAGAAAATTCAAAATGTTAGTCGCTTAGACGTTCACGCTGTTTTAAAAATTTTACGATCTTGTATAGAAGCAGAAGAAACCAAATCATCAAACATAAAGGTTATTATTGAGCGACCGTTTACAAATAACAATAGGATATATGCAAAAGCTGAACATTCAGCTATGCGGTGTTTTGAGGCTTTCTTAATTATTTTTGATATGCTTTGTCTACCGTACCAGATCATCGATTCCAGAGATTGGCAAAAAATAATGCTGGGGGGTAGGAAAGGCGATGATACAAAAAAATTAAGCATGGATAAAGGTTTACAACTTTTCCCAACACAAAAAGAAATAATTATGAGACATAAAGACGCTGACAGTCTCTTAATGGCTGAATGGGCTAGGCGTGTGAATTTATAAAAAGGAATTGAAAATGATCAATCGAATAAAATTAACTAATTTTCAAATTCATGAGTCATTAGAGCTTATGTTTAATGAGGGTGTAAATGCTATCATAGGCTCGTCAGATTGTGGGAAGTCTGCAGTGATTAGAGCGTTAAGATTTGTACTGCAAAATAAGCCAAACGGAGACGCTTTTATTAGGCACGGAGAGAATTTTACAAAGGTCGAGCTTGATATTGACAAACATAAAATAATAATGCAGAAAAAAGGACAGACAAGAGAATGTTTTTTTGATGATTTGGTGAATCCGTTATCGGGCTTTGGTCAAAAGATTCCAAGTCAAATAGAGAATTTAAATTTCTCTGATTTAAACTTCCAATTCCAATTTGATAGACCTTTTTTGTTAGATGATTCGGGTGGTGAGGTCGGGCGTTTTTTCAATCGTTGCATTGATTTGGATATTATAGACACTTCTTTGAGTGCTATGGATGGTATAAGAAGGACTGCAAAGCATGATTATGAAGCGAAAATGAAGCAAAAGGAATCATTAGAAGCTGAAATTCAATCATTGGGTTGGATTAACATAGTAGAAAAGAAGCTGAATTTTTTAATCATTCAACAAAAGAAAATAGAAAAAAGGGAGGAGTTATTAAGACGGCTAATTCCAATTATTGACACTTTGAAAAAGGTGATGGCGGCTAGGGACAAAAAAAAGCTACTTGATTCTACTATGCTTGAAGCTGTTTATCAGCGTGTACAAAGAAATATAGAAAGAAGAGGGAATGTAAAAAGGGTAAATGATCTTGTTATTTTAATTAAAAATGTTGAAGAAAAGAAGAAAATCAATTATATACAGGATTCTATATATGAATCCATTGATCTATCAGATTGTTATAAAAAGAGCCAAGATCTTACAAAAAGGAAAAATAATCTTAAAAATACGGCTCTGGTAATGAGCTTTTTAACCGCCAGCAAAAAAAATTTAGCTGTTAAGTTAGAAAAACAATCCTTTTTGGATCAAGAATTAAAAAGTATAAAAATTGATGTGTGTCCAATTCATAAATGTGTTTGTCCGATTGAGGGGGTTATTTTATGAAATACGTTTTTACAGCCGACTGGCATATCAGGGGGGATAAGCCTTCTTGTAGAAAATCTAATTTTTTGGACATTCAAAAAAAGACAATTGAACAGATCTTTGCTATATCGAATGATAATAATGCTGTTCTTGTTCATGCTGGTGATATTTTTCATAGTTCAAAAATAAAAGATAGTGAATATTGGCTTAGTTTTCTTTTTGATCGAATTTCTTATTACAATATTAGTTTTGCTTTTATAGCTGGTAATCATGATCTACCTGAACACAGTGTGAAAGCTGTTGATAATAGTTCTTTTGGTGCGTTTAAAAATGCTTTACATCTGCATTATGGTTATTCTATGATAGAAGCTCTTAATAATTTTGCTTCACTAGATTATCCTTGTAATTTTAACACACTAAGTAATAATGCCATGTTAAATTCTTTTTTAGTGCTTCATTGCTATTGTGCTGAAAAAGCACCCGGATTTATTAAAGATGGTATTTCAGCGAGCGGCTTGTTAGATGAGTTGTCTTTTAAAGTTTTTGTAACAGGTGATAATCATCATGGTTTTGTTTTTGAAAAGGATGGAAGGTTTGTAATAAATCCCGGTTGTATTACACGTCAAGCCGTTGATATGAAAGACTATAAACCGTTCGTTGTTTTATTTGATGATTTGACTTTTTCTTATGAGAAAATATACCTTTGTGATAATGATGTTGATGATTTTGATCTTTTTGAGTATAACCAAACACAAGAGCGTAAAGATCGCTTGGATTCTTCTTTTGTCACTAAATTAAAAAGCACAATAAATATCGATTATTCTTTTGAGGATAATTTAAAAAAAGAGTGTGTGTTATCGAAAGCATCAGATAGCGTGGAAAATATTATAAAATTAGCTTTAAAGGGAGGGATTGAAGAATGAGTAATATAGTAGAAAAAATTGATAGATTACGTGAAGAAAATAATAAAAATAAAATGGAGATCGCCAACTTAGAAGGTCAGATCTCATCTAATTTAAAAAGGCTTAAAGATGATTTCAATTTGAATTCTATTGAAGAGGCTGAGATCTTTTTAAATTCGGAAAAAGTGTCTATATTGGAAGAGGAGAAAAAAATTGAAAACTCTATAAATGCGTTAGAGGAGGAGTTACATGGATGATAAGATTGTCCTGCTTGTTTTTATTTTGTTTTGTGTGTTAGGTATTTTTTTATATAGCTTAAGGAAATTATATGTTTGTTTCTATAAACAAAAAAGGAGTAAAAAATGATAACAAATATTTGTGTATATGGTTTATTTCCAGCTATACAAGGGATTCGGAATAGTTATCAAAGTAAAGATAAAAGTGATTCTACATCTGTTGGTTTGTGTTTTTTTGGTGGCAATGTATTGTCATATAACCATTGTTTTTTGGGAAAAAAAGATGAAGGACTTATAAGAAGAAAAATATTATTACACAATAATGAAATAGGTCACCAAGAGCGAAAATTCATGAGGCAGATTTTTGTTGGTATGGATATTAAAACCTCTTTAAAACATTGGGCGCAAATAGACACGTATAAGGTAGGCACTGTGCGAGATAGTGAGAGCACTATGCACAATCTCACATTGAGAGAATTAAAACAAAGTGATTTTCTTTTGCCTATTACTCAAAGAAGCCTTGATGATTTGAATATATTGATATCTTTATATCAAAAGACCATAAATCTTAAACCGCTTACAAAGACAGATTTAGAATATCTAAACATTGTTTATAATTTTGATTCTGTTTTAGAAAAAAATCACTGTAATGTTGATAGTACTATTTTTGCAATTCTTGAAAATAATTTACCATCAGGGTTTTTACTTTCATCGTATTTGACCTGTAATTATGAGAATTTGCGTAATATTTATTTAGCACGAAAAGATCATAAAATGTTTTATTGGGAAATTTTTTTAAAGTCTATTATGTATCTGCCTTATGCTGAATTGTTTTTTAAAAATGGAGAAAATTAAATGACATCATTAAATGATTTAATCAGCGTCTTTAATCAAAAAAAGGGTTATCGGGATAGACTTGTAAAAGATCTGGATCAGGTGAGTATTGCTATTAGTGCTTCTTATTCCTATATGGTTGATTCTGAAAAAGCACAAATTATAATGCAGAAGGTAGCTAAGGAGACGCAGGAAAGTATTAAGTTTCATGTTGAGGATCTTGTCACTACCGCAATTGAAAGTGTTTTTCCGGAAACATATAAATTTTTATTAGAATTTGAGATAAAGCGAAATAGGACAGAAATCAATATCTTGCTTTTAAAAAACGGTGAAAAGGTATCACCTATGGACTCTTCGGGGGGTGGTTTGATAGATGTCATATCATTTGCTCTCAGACTGTCTCTATGGAGTTTGTATAAGGGAAAAAAACAATCGATAATGATTCTAGATGAACCGTTTAAATTTCTTAGTCGGGATTTGCAGGATAAAGCCGGGCAAATGTTAAAGCAACTATCATCTATGTTGGGGATTCAAGTAATAATGGTTACACATATCCCGGATTTGATAAGAAATGCTGATATGGTTTTTGACTTATCAAATTAGTATTATAAAGTGACAGGTGTAAAAAGCCTGTCTTTTTTTATTATTTATCGTAAATAAAGTGTAAAATATTAAAAATATATTTGACATGAAATATAAAAAATGATATTATAAAGTATAAGTTAAATAAATAATTTTTTAGGAGCAATGGAATGACAAAATTAGTAGTAAACAAAAATGATGATGGTTTTGTGGCACTTGATTCAAACTGTAAAGAGTATTTTACAGCTTTATCATTAGACGAGATCAATCAAGCGATTTTGGATGATGGTTATATTTTTGACGGTGAATTTTTTATAAAAAATGATGAAGGATTTAATGTTTAATTAAAAAATTGAATACACCCTCTATCTTTTATCGATAGCGGGTGTATAAATAAAAAGGATTGTAGAATGAGAACATTAGAAGCAAAAAAACAATCGTTATATCGGGAAATACAAAAAAGGTTAGATTCTATATACCATAGATTGCAGATCTATTATAATAGTTATGCTTTCAATGTGTTGTTTCGTGATCTCATTATTTTGATCAATGATGAACCGTTTAAGCTTTCGACTGGTGGATGGATAAAGCTTTGTGATTTATTGCAAAGCAAGAAGACAGAAATTCAAATTATATCGATTGTTGAAAGAGAAAAAGAATTCAAGCCGATTTATGATGATCTATTATTTGATGTAGGCGTGGTAAACGGTTGTAATAAAGAAATTTTTGAGATGAAGGAGTAGAATAATGGATGCTATTAAGTTTTATTGTACTAATAAAAGAGTTTTGAATGCGTTGTTTTTGTATGATCACCTTGTAAAAAAGCATAAAAGTAAGTTTATTTTGGGTGGTAGTTTATCTTTAATGTTACAAGGTGTTATTCAGCAAAGAGATGTACATGATTTGGATTTAGCTTTTAATAAGTTTGTCAAATTTCAAAAAACAAAAGTGATTGAGGGATCTGATTGTATCAGACAGTCATTCTATGTTGATACTTGTAAGCGTAGTGATACTATAAAAGACATACAGTTAGTACCTGTCGATTTATTTATTCGACCTGACGCTGTGTATAAAGAGGTGAAAATAGAAGTTTATTATCATGATCAAAGAGTTCTTTTACTGGAATGGTTACCGCTGCAAAGTCTTGGACAAATAATGGAGGCAAAATTAAAATTTTTACACAGGGGTTACTGGAAGCATTTAGATGATATTACTGCTTATGTTGAATATCTGAAAGAAAAGAACAGAATGTATGATGTTTATCAAGGTCTTTGCAAAGAGGATAAAAAAGATGATGATGGTTGTATAAACCGTTTTGCACCATCCCCATTAAGTGGTAGATTAAAAGACAATGATGGTGGTGTTGGTGATCCTGTTACAGATAATGATAATGAGAATGAGGAAGATCCTTTTATTGATGATTATAATACGCCTGTTACATGTAAAAATGAAAAAATACCAAGTGGGGGTTTAAAATGAACATAGTTTTAAATGTTAAAACAAGGGATTTAAATGTAAAACTACATCCCAATACAGAATTCGCTGCTGTTTATATTGATCATATCACAGTGAAGGAATTTGCTGAAAGTGTGATCAAATTAGAGGATGATGATAAAAGCAGATTAGTGGCTTTTATTTTTGACAGCATTGACTTAAAAGCGTTAGATCTAGCGCACTTTACTATTTTAAAGGGTGTAAGAGATGAACTAACGAAAAAAATCAGTGCTTGTACAATAGACAAAAGAAGGTGGTAAAAGATGAGTGTTATTGTGTTTAGCCATAATAAAAAGGATATAATTCTTTATAATATTGGTTGTGTTTTGGTACTTTTGGCACTTGTGTTTTTAGCGTTTCTTATTTTTTATGTGTTTACTGATTTTTTTGAAAATGAAGACAAACAAATACCAAAAACAGCATCATTAGTGTGCCATAGCAAGCTAATCTCTAAAATTGAGTGTTATAAATTTGAACTTGTGTACGATGTAAAAAAAGAATGTTATGATCAAATTGAGATCGTCAACAATTTAATTTTCTGTTATAATTTTGATAAAAACAATGTAAAACGGTTTGTTAAAGCTTATCCTGTAAATAATATTAAGTTTATCAGGGCTTTGTATATTGAACCAAGACCAGAAGATCGATAAAGGAGGATTTTTAGTATGAATTTAGAAGAATTAAAAAATGTTATTTTTGAAAACGCAGTTGAAAGAAATCTATACCATCAAAGTAGTATAGAATCAATGTTATTGCACCTTGTAAGTGAAGTTACAGAAGTCTATCAAACTGTAAAAGATGGAGGACTTGATGATTTTATTGCAGAGAATCGGCGAGGGAATTCGCTTTCAAAGTATACGCCTGAGCTAATGTTAGAAGATAAATTTAAAAAATTTTTTGAGGATAATATTAAAGATAGTTTTCAGGATGAATTAGCTGATATTATTATACTAACATTATCAATATGTGCTTATTATCAAGTTGATATTCAGAATTCTGTAATGCAAAAGGTACGGTATAATCGTATTCGTGATAAAGGTGTCCACGATCAAAAAAAGGTGTGTAGTAATGAAAAAGTAATTATCCCTGATCCACAATTTGAAAGAGCAATCAGAGAAAAATTAAATAAATTGTGTGGGGATATTTATAAAGATGATTTAGAGCAGATTAAAGTTTTAGATGTTGATGGGTTGCGCATTGCAAATTTACAAGGTATTGAATATTTTAATGATTTAGAAGTACTTGATTGTTCTAGAAATCCGTTGAAGGTCATTAATTTGTCAAGAAATCTTAAATTAAAAGAGCTTTATTGTAGTAATAATCAATTGTGTTCACTTAATTTATTTAATAATATACATTTAAAAGAGTTGTATTGTCAAGGTAATGAAAAATTAGATGTTATAGACTTATCTAATAATGTTAATTTAGAGTGTGTAAAATACTCTGGTGTTATAACAATGAAAAAAGGGGAGGGTAAATAAAAATGAATAAACAAATAGTAAATATTCCTGATCTGAACTTTGAACAAGCGGTTAGAGAGATAATAAAGAAACCAACCGATGATATTTATCAAAGTGATTTAGAAAAAATTAAAGAATTGGATATGTCTTATTTGGATATTAAAAGTTTACAGGGTGTCGAGTATTTCACTAATTTGACAACGCTTTACTGTAATAATAATGATCTAACGAGCCTGGATCTATCCAAGAATGTTAATCTTACAGGGCTTGATTGTTCTACTAACCAGCTAACGAGCCTTGACATATCGAAAAATGTTAATCTGACAGAGCTTAGATGTTATACTAACCCACTAATGACTCTGGATGTATCTAAGAATGTTAATCTTAAAATACTTTTTTGTATGGCTAACCAGCTAACGAGCCTGGATGTATCTAAGAATGTTAAACTTATAATACTTTCTTGTTATAAGAACCCACTAAAGACTCTGGATGTATCAAAAAATGTTAATCTGACAACGCTTTCTTGTTATTTTAACCCAATAAAGACTCTGGATGTATCAAAAAATGTTAATCTGACAGCACTTTCTTGTTCTTATCAACAGCTAACGAGCCTGGATCTATCCAAGAATATTAAGCTGACAGAGCTTTATTGTGGTGTTAACAAACTAACAAGTCTGGATGTATCGAACAATGTTAATTTGGTTAAGCTCGGTTGTAAAAGAAACCAACTAAAAAGCCTGGATCTATCCAAGAATGTTAATCTTACAGGGCTTGATTGTGATAATGCTGTAAAATTGATAAGAAGTAAGGATGGTGAATAAAATGGAAGTAAAATGCAAGAATTCTTGTCCGATTTGTGATGCTTTTGAAGATGTAAGAAAAAAGGAGAATTTAACAATGTTGTTAAAAATTAAAAGAAAAATAGGTGTAGAGCTTTTAGCGCTGCGATCATTCGGTTTAAAGGATTATTTTTTTTCATACCGAAAAGAACAAGTTTTTTATTGGACGTTGGCCTTTATTTCTATAATAGCGACAATTTTAAACGTTTTCAGCAATAAGATTTGTTTTTTTATTTGGCTCGTGACCAATCTTTTATGGATGATTGTTGATTATAAGAAAAAAATCTATCCACAAGCGTTTTTATTTTTTATTTATTTTATTTTGGCGATCTTGGGTATAATAAACTGGAAATAGCCTTTATAAATAATGTTATAAAGTGACAGGTGTAAAAAGCCTGTCTTTTTTTATTATTTATCGTAAATAAAGTGTAAAATATTAAAAATATATTTGACATGATATATAAAAAATGAT